CATTACTTCCCCTTCTTCTTGTAGTCCCAGCATTCATCGCATTTACGCACGGCATCCCTCGGTATCCACGGGCGCTTCTTCGGCGATGTGCAGTTGACCTTCATCGAGCCCGTATACGAATACTCTGTGCCGCTGACGTCGTAGGTGCTCGTCTTGCGCAGCTTTCCCTTGCGGTGCTTGCATGTCGCGCATAGGTAGTCGCTCATTCGTCCACCTCCATGTATCCGAGGCACATGAACGAGCATTCTGGAAATACCTCCATGTCCATGCGCCCCTCGTTTTCGTCCAATTCGTCCAGGAACACGCCCTTGATGCAGCTATGCCCTATCTCGCGCTCCTGCTTAGCCCTTCGCCTGAACACGGCTGGGAAGTCGCGCCTGATGCGGTTCCAGTAGCCTTTGCCGCCTTTCACGCAGCCGATGCAGTTGTTGTTCGGGTATCCCAGGTCGTACATGGCGGGGCGCTTTATCCCGAGCGTTTCGCAGATGCCGTGCGCCTCGGATTTCGAGACGTGGCGCTCTATGAGCGGGAACTCGCAAGCGGCCTCGACGGTGTTCTCCACCAGCCGTTCGGCGCGCGCCGTCTCGTCCGCGTCGTAGCCGAACACGTAAACGTCGCCGTCGCGCAGGTTCTCGCGCTCCCATTCCTGGCGAACGCGCTTCTTGAGGTACTTCGTGCACGGCGCGCCGCCAGGACCGTTGATGTAGCGTTCATCGCATATCACGTTGTCGACGCACCCCCCCCCATTTCACGTCGCGCAGAATCTCTATCGGCGCGTCGAGGTGCCGCTGGCACTCCGCGAGGAACCTGAACGAATCGGGATGCTGGTTCGCCACATCGATGTAGAGGATGCGGTCTGGTTTCGCCATGTACGACGCTACGAAGCTGCTCACCCCCGCGCTGAACCATGCGATCCTCACTCGTCCACCTCCCCGTCGTTCTCCCTCGCGCATCTGACGCACGCTATCACCGCGAGCGTGACGGCTGCGCCGAGCGACACCCAGATGGCGATTGCGAGGAATGTCCAGAATGCCGTCATTCCGTCGCCTCCTTCTTCTTCGCCCTGAGTCGGCGCTGCTGCTCCGCTCGGTAGGCGCGTACTTCATCGGGGTTCTTTCAATCGATCATCGGAGCACCCCCCCCCGCGACCGTCGTATGCGTGTTATCGACCATCGCCGTGTAATCGTCCAAGCCGTCATCGCATTCGAACTCGCCGTGCTCGTTGATCGTTGTCTTGCCGCCGAAGTCCGTTGAGTACGGCTCCTTGCGCTCTGGCAGCTCCTTCGGCTTTTCGACCTTCTCAACGGTCAGGCCGTCCGAGAACAGCGTTCCCGGCTGGAAGCTGTCGGTGTCCCTGCCCATTCGGAGCATCTGCGAGTGAAGATGCAGGTTGCCCAGCGCACAGGCTGTCTTCACCGTGTCGTTGATGGCCTTGCTCCGCATGCACTCTGCCATCAGCGTCTCATCGTCTGCCTTGAGCTTCGATAGGCGATTCAACTCACTGAGCAGCACGCTCGCCATCGCATCGACCGCACTCGCCATCGCGCACCTCCTTCAGCAATCTCTTGGTCTGGTTCATCCTGTTCACCACAGGCCCCATGGCGCGGCACCTCTCGCATTTGCATCCGTAGCGGTAGCCCGTGCGGGTGCCGTGCCTGGGGTCGTGCGGGTCGGCTTCTAACTTTTCCCGCATCCTCCTATCGGCTTCGCGTGCGTGCTCCTTCGGGAGCATCCTGTAGCTCGGCGCGTATTCGAGGTTGCCGGGCGATGTGTCCGATGCATCGTCCGACTTGAACCTGACAACCATGCCGTCCGGCGCTTCGCCGAGCCATGCGCGCGCGATCCACCACGCAAGCGGATGCCTGTGCTGTACTCCGTCGATTTGGATGTTCAGGTAGAGCCTGCCGTTGGTTCCGCTTGCGATATGACCTTCGAATCTGCGGTACACCCTGCCGTCATCGCCTGCGTAGTAGCCTGGGAAGCCCGGTATGGGCCTGATCTCGGTCATCCGATCACCTCGATATCGACGCGTATGCCCGTGGTGCGGCTGTGGATCTTCGACGTATGAGAGTCCCACACCTGCGCATCGTCGTGCCACCATCCCAGCTTCGTCATGATGTCCTTCAGACCCTTCTCCAAGTTGTCGGTGTCGGGCTTGTCGAGCCAGGGCGCGCCGTCCGGGCATCCGTTCGCCGGGAAGCACCACACGCATGTGAGCATCACCGCGCCGCTCGTGGGCTCTTTGGGCCTGTGCGGTTCGAGGTGCGCGCGAAGCGTGTCCTCGGCCTGCTCCCAGCGCTCGTCGGGATACACGAACGGCTTGCCGTTGCGCACGCCGATCTTCTTCTCCTGCTGGGTCGCAGTCGGCGGGTCGAACGCCATGAAGAAGTGGTAGCTGTCGGCCATCGTTAGCCGTCCAGATCCATCGAAGTCTGCGACGGATAGAGCACCACGTTCACGCCCTGGCCCGTCATCCTCGCGATGTTCGGTATCTGGTTCCACGACTCGTAATCGAGTTCGAGCGTGACAGCCGCCTTCTTCGCGTCGATTGCGGTCTTCGCCATCTTGGCGGTGATTTCGATTCGGTCTTTCATTTCTCCGTCCTTTCGTTTCGTTTTCTCACGCGGGGAATCACGCGATGCTTTGAGCCTTCTGGGCGGCAGCTTTCAGCCGCCCAAGGCAAGGCGCATGCTTTGCCGCTGGCGGATTTCCCCCCAAAGGGGGAAATAAGGGAAGAAACGGGCAAGAAAGCTTTTTTCCCTCCTACGCGCGCGCGTGAGGAAAGCAAGAAAAAAGCTTCAGGAAAGAAGCTGGAAAGCTTTCTGCTTTCTCGTGTTTCTTTCCTATGAGAGAAGCTTTCTCCGAGAAAGCTTTCTCTTTCCCAGAAAGCGGGAAAGCTGCTTTCCATGGGAAGAATCATCATTCTTCCTCGCCTCCCCTCTTGGTGATGATTTTCTCGTTGCGCGCGCTCTCCTTAGCGAATCCCCCCGGCACCCATTCGACCCATGGTTTGCCACTGTCGGTCCATCGGCATATCTGTCTGTATTCCGGCTTCTTGCCCTGCACGTCTTGGATGCGCCTGTGGATGTTCTTCCTCGTCGGCTCAACCCCGTCGTCGGCGCATGTTTTGACGGCGTTCTCTATTGCCTTGTTGATCTCGCGGTAAACCTCGGCTGAATCCTCTATCGGTTCGTTGCCGTGGATGCCCTTCTTAGGTTTCTGGTCTTTACGCTTCTTCGGCTTCGCTGTCTCCTCGCCGCCCGCCTCGTTGCAGTCCTTCAGCGCATCGTCCATGACGTGAATCGGCCAGTCGAACCATGCGTTGACGGGTTGGAAATGCGGGAACTCGCGCAGCGTCCCCTCGATGCGCCATGCCGAAAGCTCGTCTTCCTTGGCCTTGATCTCATCGCGCTGCTTCTTGAGTTCTGCGGCCTTGTCGTCGGGCAGCATCGCGCACGCGTTGTCGATGGCATTCGCCTCGATGGTCCGCGCTACGTCGGGCAGCTTCATCCAAGCGTCCGTGCCGCCCTCCGAGGCCACTGCATCGGCGCACAGGCCGCATATCTTGTCGTTGATGTACTTCCACCGCATGCCGCCGTCCGGCTCGATCTCGACGATATCGAGCACCGCATCGGGGTCGCGTCCGAACACGCCCGAGCCGCTTGCGCGGTCGATGGAGCGCTTGCCGCCCTGGTAGCCCTTCGAATGGTGGTGGCAGTATATGACCGACACGCCCGCCTGGTCGCAGAGCGCATCGAATAGGTTGGCGAATGCGGCCATATCCCCCGCGCTGTTCTCGTCGCCCGTGATGATCTTGTATATCGGGTCGAGGACGACGACCTCGATGCCGCGTTTCACGCATCTCCTTATGAGCTTCGGCAGGAGCTTGCCGAACGGCTCCGATTTGCCTCGCAGGTTCCAAACGTCTATCTCCTTGGCGCTCGCGCGGTCGTATCCGAGCTTTCCGTACATGTCGTTGAAGCGGTTGATGCACGAATCGCCGTCGAGTTCGAGGTTCACGTACATCACGCGCGACTTCTTGCACGAGAAGCCGAACCACGTCGAGCCCTCCGCGAATGCGATGCACAAAGCGATGAGCGCGAATGACTTGCCGGCCTTCGACGGTCCGCTCACGAGCATCTTGTGGCCCACGCGCAGAAGCCCGTCGATGAGCGCCGGCTTCAGCGGCGGCAGGTTCTCGCCGAGCATGCTATCGAGCTGTACGGCGTCGGGCAGCTCGTCGGTCTCCGCCGCGTACCATTCCTCCCATTCGTCCCAGTCGGCCGCTCCCTGCGAGAGCCCTGCGAGGTACTGCCTGCGTCCGTTGCGCATGACTCCGGGCATCCTGCACAGCCTGGACGCGTTCTTGTTCTGCTTATCGACGGCGATTCCGTTCTTCTCGCAGCGCGCGTAGAGCGCATCGACGCGCTCGCGGTACTGGTTGGCGTTCTCGGCGTCGATGCGCACGATGGCGTGCAGGCTCTTGTTGCCCGAATCCACGAGCGCCGCCACGGGCAGGTTGAGCTGCTTCACGATGGCGGCGAACTTGCCCTGCGGCATGTCGTCGGATTCGAGCAGCGCGAAGCGGAAGGCCGCCACGTTCGCGTTTCCGACGCCCTTGCCGTCGAGCGGGTTGAAGCGTATCCATGCGCCCGACTCGTCGTGCAGCGTGCATGAGAGCCCGTTTTCCATGCCGTTCTTGTAAACGGCGTCGAACACGTCCCCCATGGTGCGGTTGAACACCCCGCGCGAACCGGGCTTGTACTTCACAGAGCCGTCTGTCCGCTCCTCTGCCTCGTAATCGCATACGTAGCCGATGTACTCGCCCGGTTCGAACAGGGCCTTGAGGAACGACCTCAGCTCCTCTACCTCGTGCCCTTCGGGGAACATCGGCGAAACGTCGGCGTCGAACTCTCCGACGCTGGCCGCATCCACGATGGCGGGCTCGTCCTCGGCGGCGTGCTTGCCGCCGCCGATGGTCGAATCCCATGAGAGCGCATGGTGCACGCGCCCCCCATCGTCGGTGAACACGGGACGCCAGCCGTGGTCTACGGCCAGCTTCACGATTGTGCCGCCCGTGACGGGGTTCCCCGAGTTGTTTCCGAAACCCCGCCACTTGGACTCGAAATCGCGCTCGTTGTAGCGCTTCGCATCGCGCGCCGACCATTCGCGCCACACGTCGACGGGATACCCCTCGTGGTGCAGCGCCATGCCGACCTCGGCCCACTGCTCGTATGCGCACATGCACGGGTCGATGGCATCGAGCGCAGCCATCAGATCGTAACCGCTCATGCCACCACCCTCCTCGGATCGTATGTAGCCGGGTCGACGTTGAGCCGCCACAGCTTCCAATCGACTGCGGCGATGCGCGATATCATCTTCGACGCGTCCTCGAACGCCCATGTGCCGACGTGCTTGAATCCGTACTTCTCAAGGCATCGAATCTGCTTTGGCGTCGCCAGGTGGCTGTCCGCCCTCTTGCACAGCGCATCGAGCAATGCCGACGCCTGCCCTGCGCTCTCGATGCCGGACGCATCGACGCCGAACTTCTCGATGGCCGCACGCTGCTTGTCGGTCGGCTCCTTGCATTCCCAGATGAACGTCGGGACGTAATCGACCAGATCGAGATCCTGGATCGACGTGGCGAATTGCAGCGGGTCGACGAACTTCTTCTTGCGGCGTCGCATCTTCTCGAGCTCGGCGGCAAGCGCGGCCTCGCGCTCGGCGATGACATCCTTCTCGGCGGTATCGGCCAGCTCTTCAAGCTCCCACTCGCCGCCCTCTTCCAGCTTCTCGGTCATCTTCTGCGCGACCTTCGGCTCCTTGCCCAGAAGCGACGCGGGCCGCGCCAGGTCGTGCTTCTCGCACATCCATAGGAAGTCGAGCAGCAGCAGGTGGTCCTTGCCATCGGCGAGCCTTGTGCCGCGCCCCACCATCTGCGCGTATAGGCTGCGCGATTTCGTTGGCCTAAGTACCACGATGCAATCGACCTCGGGGCAGTCCCACCCCTCGGTGTAGAGCATCGAGTTGCACAGCACGTCGTAATCGCCGCGCTCGAACGCATCCTTCTTGTCGGCGCGGTCCTTCGCGCTGTCGTAGCCCGATGCGGCAACCGCTCTAAGCCCAGCCGCGTTCAGCTCTTCGGCCATGCGCTCGGCGGTCGCCACGAGCGGCAGGAAGCACACGGTCTTGCGCCCTGCGCATTCGACCGCCATCTGCTTCGCGATCTCCGGCAGGTACGGGTCGAGCGCGCTTCCCAATTCGTTCGCCTGGTAGTCTCCGTGGGATACCTTCACGGAGGAAATGTCTATCGAGAGCGGCAGGCACTTCGCGCGGATCGGCGCGAGGTAGCCGTCCGCGACGGCGCGCGCGAGCGGGTATTCGAACGCGATCGAGTCGAACACCTCCGCGAGCCCGCGCTTGTCGGCGCGGTCGGCCGTGGCCGTCACGCCCAGCAGGAAGCCGCCGTTTTCCATATGGCGGTCGATGATGCGCCGGTACGACTCGGATACCGCATGGTGCGCCTCGTCGACGATGAGCACGCGGTAATCCCCAAGCGGGAACGCGTCGAGCCTTCCGCCCTGAAGCGTCTGCACACTCGCCACGCAAAGCGCCGAATCGGGGTCCTCGTCGTACCAGTGGCTTTCCGCCTTCTCGACGGCGACTGTGCCGCCGCATGCCGCCTCCAGCTTCTCGGCAGCCTGGTCGATGAGCTCGCCGCGATGGGCCAGCACGAGCACGCCGTTGCCCTTCTCTGCGGTCCGTCGCGCTATGTCGCTGAATATGACGGTCTTGCCCGTGCCCGTCGCGAGCACGAGCAAGGTCGCCCTGTTGCCGTTCGACCATTCGGCGCGAACCGCCTCGACCGCCTTTTCCTGGTATCCGCGTAAGGCTACCATGAGCCGTCTTCGGTCTCGGCTTCTGCGAGCACGGGCTTGCCGTCTGCCGGGGCATCCGCCGGGTCGAGGTAGCGCTTCACGCTGTTCTGCGTCTTCTCCTCGCCGTCCTTCACGTAGCTGTAGTGCTCGATCTCAAGCCAGCCCGTCTTGTCGATGATGCGGTCGAACGCAGACAGGTTCAGCTCCTCGCCGTGCTTGCGCATACCCAGCGCCAGGAAAAACTGGCAGAGCTTCCATTCCTGCGAATCGTCGAGGTAGAGCGTGTTGGTCACATCCGACGCGGCGACTCCGCCGCCGACGCGCAGCGTCAGCTTCGCCATGGGGCACGGCGGGATGTTCTTGGTGCCGTTCGAGTACCCCTTCTCAAGCGAGCGCACCGTGAACGGGTAGACGCCTTCGGGCAGCAGCTTGAAATCGCCGCCGTCGTTCTTGATCGTAGAATCCCATCCAAAAGCCGTCATGTCCTTCTCCTTTTCTAATCGAATGGAATGTCCTTGTAGATATCGGCGCGCTCCTTCACAGTCGCGACGATCGCTTCCCAGTGCTTGAGCAGCGTGTTCTTGACGAACTCGATGCTGTACTCCGCTATCGGCGTGTTGTCCGTATACGGGTTGTTCTTACGCGAGCCGACTGCATCGCGCAGCTGCGCGTCGCTCACCCGGTAATCGGCCATGAGCTGATGGAGCTGGGCGATCTCAGGCGGCGTGGCGTCCTCGAACCTGGCTCCCGCGATGCTCGGCGGCTCCTGCGCTGCCGGCTTCTTCTCCGCTTGGGCAGGTTCGGCGCTGCGTTTCTCCTGCTCGGGCGCTTGCTCGGCAGGCTTCGATTCCACCGTGGGCAAAATGCCGCCGTTCGGTATAACATCTGCGATAGCCGCGAACTCGAACGGCATCTCGTCGGGAAGCCCCAGCCTGTTCTTGGCGTCGTATGCCGCCGTGTGCGCCGCATACATCATGCGGCGCTTGCCGCCGGCGGCCTTGACCTTCTTCTTGTCCTGCTCGGACTTCATAAGCTCGACCTTGAAGTTCGCGAACAGCAGCAGGTCGCACCATTCCTTCACGAGCGGATTGCATTTCTTCTGCAGCTTCAGCTCCCAGCGGTCGTATGCGCCCATCTCGTCGGGCTGCTCGAACTTCTTGATCTGCGCATGGGCGATGCAGAGCACGTTCTTGCCGTTGGCGATGCACTTGTCGAGCGATGCGAGCAGCTTTTGGAACTCTTCTGACAAGTAGGTGTATCCCTTGCCGTATCCGCCGGCGACGGACTCGATGCCGTCTGCCTTGTGCTTTGACAGCAGGTACTTCATGCAGAGCGATTCGGCCGAATCGAGCGTGTCGATGACCAGCGTGCCTACTTCGTCCATGAGCGATGCCGCCTCGATCTCGGCAAGAAGATCGAGCCACGTTTCGGGTCGCGGCAACCTCGCCACATCGTAATGGCCGCTGCCGTCCTCCACATCGATGAACACGGCACCGGGCCAGCTCGCCGCGAACGTCGTTTTGCCGACGCCTTCGATGCCATAGCAAACAGCTTTGACGGGTTTTGCCTGCATTCCCTTGGTTATCTGGTATGCCACTTACTCTCCCCCTTCCATGAGTTCCAGTACCGATTGCTCCAAATGCCCCTCACCGAGCGCGTAGAGCGCTTCGAACGGTTTTGGGATGCGTACCGTCGTGCGCGAGATGCGCGCGGGCTTCGCTTCCACATGCACGCGCTCGGTCCCGATGCCATCTGGCAGCTCGCCCGTGTCATTGATCCAGTTCTCGACCTTCGCTCGGTCGACCTGGATGAATCCGCGCTCCATGCACCACCGCAAAAGCGCTTCCTCGTCGGTGGTCACGATGCGGTTCTCGTCGTGTTCGGGCTCTGCGGCTGCTGCCGTGATGCTGTAGGTGCCGACCTTCGTTCCGTTCACTTCGAGATCGAACGACTTGGCAGGCGCGCCCATTGCGCGCGTCTTCTCCCACAGCTCCGCGAAATGGGCGTCTATGCGCCCTCGCATGTTGCCCTTCTTGCCCGTCTTGACCTTCTCGGCGATTGCCTTGTAGAGCGCCTGCGCCACGATGAACTGCGTCACCTCGTCAAGTTCGGGATCCTCGATGATTTCTGCTGGCGGATTGAAGCAATCCTCGCCGCCGTTTATGCCATCAGGGTAGTTGCCATCCATCTGTCCACCTCCGCCCATCCGTATCCGTTCGCGTCGAGCACGCGCCGCACCTGCTGGATCGAACGGCACTTGCGCGTGTAGCTGTTCTGGCCCCTGTTGAACGTAACCTTCCAGCCGTTGCCGAACTCGTCTTTGATCGCAACGGCCTCCTGCCTGTAAGCGTCGATGTACCGTCTAACCTCGCGTTCTGCCATGTCCGCCCCCCATCATCATGAGCAGCCGTTTCAAACCGCGTTTCTTCGGTTGCTCCAACTCGTCGTTGATGTCCCGCCATGTCGATGATTCACTGACCGTCACGTCGGGGTAGTAGGTGTCGCGCATCCAGGACGGCGCGCGGTTGCTAGAACTGCGGCGCATCCGAATCACCTTCTTCTGGCGGAGCCGTCAGCGTTACCGCCACCTCGCCCCCGTCATGGTCGATGACGGTCGCGCGTGCCTCCCAGCGGTCTAGAAAGCTCTTCTCGGCGATGATGACCACGCGTTTCGCATTGCCGTGCAGCCTGACGTATTCGAGGGCGCGCGCTGCGATGCCCTCCAACTTGTTCATGTTCATGCCGCTCACCCCGCGATCAGAGCGATGGCGAACAGCACGCCGAAGCAGATGCCGAGCACCCAGCCCAAACGCTTCATCGCCCAATCCCACTCGTTCTGTGCTATACTTGCCTGCGTCCGGCCAGGACGCGTATTGGCGCGCTTGCAGTTGCACCTGCGGCGCGCCGTTTCTTTTGCA